TTTAAGGTTAAACTTTAAAATTTGGTCTAAATTTTAATTTTTAAATTGTAAATTTTATTTATTTTTTAAATTTTTAAACGCTTAATAGACGCTTAGTTGGAGAACGCGAGGCCACCCATACCCGATTGGATTCTGAGGACGTTGTAGTTCGTCGCGAACATGTGAAGAGTGTCGTTTCTGACACCAGTCTTTGGCTTGATAGACACTTGCGCGTTGTCGATTCTGGAGAAGTTGCAAGTACCCGTTGGTTGATGCTCTTCTGGCTTGAGGGCAAAAGAGTACGAGTAGACCCCTGGCATTGGGGAGCCGGAGTGATGGATGTATGGTTGCACTTGGTTAAAGTACTTACCACCTTGTTCCTTGAATCTGTCTTGACCGTTGAGGACCAACTTGAATGTGTCGAGTGGACCATCAGATTCTTCATCAAATTGGGTACCTTCTTGCAACAACATTGGCGCACCCGCAGTGGATGGGGAGACGAAACAGTTGGAGTCGAAGACGGCTTGGGAGATGTTCGAAGTGACAGTGATGTTCGTGTTCGTGAAGTTCCACGTGTTGGCGAAATCAGTTCCCCCTTCATCCAAACACCATACCAATTCCTTGACTGGGTGGTTGTAGGACAATCTCTTTTGGTTTTCGGAGCCGACAGTGACCGAATCCGTACCAGTGTGCTGGACTTGTTCGATCAAGTATTCGTGACCCTTTTGCGCGAATCGTCTGCGCTCTTCAGTGTCGAGGTACATGTAGTTACCCCACACCTTGAAGGTAGAACCATCCGTGTAGGTGGCGAATTCCGCCGACAAGTCAAAGTCCAATCGGACTTCGTGGTATTGCAAAGCAATCAATGGCAAGGCCAATCCTGGGTTTCTGTTGAAGAAGAAGATCAATGGCAAAAAGACGGCCTTCGCGGAAACGACACCGGAAGTCATCTTACCGTAATTGAGCTTGGCCGCTTCGGACAAGTACAATTCAGAGTACAATCTCCACCACTTTTGGTAGTGCTTGTCGATTCTTTGACCACCAATGGACAATTCAACATCCTTGATCGCACGTTCCGCGACCCAGGCATCCGTGGCGATTTTCGCCGTGGAGCAGGTTTTCAATTCAACGTACATGTCCGCAATCAAATCACCATTTCTGGCGACCGTGACGGAGACGCGACCGTTCGCCGCGGCAGTACCGTTGACAGTTTGTTCGATGTTTTCCATCGCAAAGTTAGTGTGGCGTTTGTAAACCGCCTGGAAGAAAGTGACTTTTGGGTTACCAGTCAAGTAGACATCTTGGGCGCCGTAGGCGACGAGTTGCATGAGACCACCGGCCATATTGTTTGTTTTTGTACTATAGGCTGAGATTTTTTTTTCAGGTGAAATGTGCGAAAAAACCCGACCCTATTTTTCCTGGTACATATAAATGTCTGACCAAGAAGAAACAATTCTTGAGCCAACCGAAGAAATTGAAGATGAAGAATATGGATCCGAAACTGGATCGAATATTGAAGAAGATGAACTAACTACATTTGGAGGTGAACTCCCAGATATCGATGAATTAGAAAATGAAGATTTTGATGAGTATATGGAAGATGAACCATATATGATGGATATGGGTGGTCTCTTAAGTTCGGTCCTCGCGACTGAAGAAGGTGATACCGTATGTTCTGCACTGGTAAATATATCAAGACATATGGAAATCCAAAACAAAATTCTTATAAAAATGTTATCTCAAATGCAAAAAATTAACTTAGAAAAATAATCCATATGTAATAAAAGGAAATGGATGAAACCCATTTTATTAGTTCGGATACAAATCAACGCGAATCCAATGCTATTATGTGGTCTAACCAGATTCAATCACTCAACCCTGAAGAGTTTATGCACCTTCTATCACAACTAGAAGATATGTGGGACATCAATACTACGGATAATAGTATGATATCGTTCCAACTCGGATATAAAAACTTTATAAATCCTCAGGACCTCGACCCCGAAACGGGATTACCCGTTAGGTTTGATGTTGAACTTGTTTCTGGAAACCATAAACGCCTGAAAATGCAGTTAGGACAAATGTATCATCGGGCTGAAGTTCTAAAACTTTTGGATACAGAAGACGATGAAGATATGAAAATATCCATGCGTATAAATCGTCTTATCGATCAAGTTGACGACGCCTGGCAAATTATTTTTAGAGCGGCGCGTATACACGAACGTATCAATAATCCAACATACGTTCCCATAAACCCAGAATCCGACCCGTCTATTTTTAGGTGTTCAACTATGGATAAAGTAGAGGAATTAGCACCATACCAACAGGCAATTCTTGCATGTTTACAAAACCTTTACGAAACGAATGTTAAAAGATACAAGGGATACTGTTGTACACAAATCAAGACCGAGGATGGTAAAGATACGCGCGCATGGAAACAGGTCGAAACAATACAAGAATACGTTTACGGGGTTGCACAGAAAGAAACACGCTATGAACTTTGGAAAAATCTATCGAGTCGCGGATCAGCCTATAATGACGTTATACGACACTTAACACACTGTAAAGATATGCAGTTTCCAGAGATTATTAAAAATCGTCACGTTTGGTCGTTTAAAAATGGTATTTTTATAGGTAAAGAATGGTCTGCACAAACTGGGCTTTATGAATCTAACTTTTATACGTACGAGTCACGTGAATTTAAAAATCTCGATCAAACCATTGTAAGTTGTAAATATTTCGATAAGGAATTTACGAATTACGAACACCTCGACAATTGGTATGATATTCCAACGCCCTTTTTCCAATCGATTCTCGAATACCAAAAATTTGATTCAGATGTATCCAAATGGATGTATGTTATGGGTGGTCGTTTATGTTTTAATGTAAATGATATAGATACATGGCAGGTTATACCTTTCTTAAAAGGTATTGCACGTTCGGGTAAATCAACACTCATTACAAAAGTGTTCCGTAAATTCTATAACGCAGATGATGTACGTACACTTTCAAATAACGTTGAAAAGAAATTTGGTTTATCTTCTATTTATGATGCATTTATGTTCATAGCCCCCGAAGTAAAAGGTGATTTACAACTCGAACAAGCTGAATTTCAATCTATTGTATCGGGTGAAGACGTTTCCATTGCAGTAAAACACGAAAAAGCTAAATCTTTCGAATGGTCCACACCCGGTGTACTTGGTGGTAACGAAATTCCAAACTGGAAAGATAATTCTGGTAGTGTTTTGCGTCGTATTCTTACTTGGAACTTTGGTAAACAAGTCAAGGATGCTGATCCAACACTCGAATATAAGCTCGATGCGGAATTACCCATCATACTTCAAAAGTGTATTCGTGCATATCTTGAATATGCACAAAAGTATGCGGACCGAGATATTTGGAATGTTGTTCCCGAATATTTTAAGACAATTCAAAAACAAGTCGCGACTGTCGCGAGTACACTCGAAAACTTCATGCAGTCTACCGGTGTAAAATACGGGAAAGAATTATTTTGCCCACAAAAAGAATTTGTTGCGTTATTCAATTCACATTGTCAAGCAAATAATCTTGGGAAACCTCGATTTACTCAGGATTTTTACGTGGGTCCATTTAGTCAGCGTGAAATAGAAGTTCGCGAAGTATCACTCACCTATAAGGGGCGCAATTACCCCAGACAGGCTTTCATATTTGGTATAGATATAGTGAACGAAGATATTACATTTGGTAACGAATATTAATTAAAATATCACACTAGATTAAGATATGGATCCCAGGCAATTCGTAAAAAATTCGAATGTGTCTATTCAGACAGAATCTAAAGTGGTACCAACTAAAAAAGGTGATCTCAAAATTGGAAAATTTCATCCGGGTATGTACAATGTTCTTGTAAATAAAAAGTTTTCAACAACTGAAAAACGTGTAGATTTACAATATATTTTAAAACAAAAACCAAAGGGACATGCTCAAATAGCACCTGATTTAACCCTAGATCTTAACGAGATTAAAGGATATTTCGGAAGGTTTCAGACAGGTGCCATACACACATCTAATTTTGGTTTAAAGGGTGATTTAAAAAAGGACTTCTTTTCCGTACAATTAAGTGGATACACTATGGATGGAACTGAAAATAAAAAATTCACGTTTGTTATTTACAGTAATGGTAAAATTCGTTTTTCTGGTGGGTTTTTAGGGTCTAAAAATCTTAAAAGGCAACCAGAAGCTTTACGTAAATATTTAATTGATACGTATACACAAAAACAGGGTTTTTTATATAACGAAATTGAATATAACAATATTGCAGGGTTCTTTAATACAAATGTAAACTTCGATTTAACAAGAATTTCACGACAAAACCCCGTGCAAGCTCAAAGTGTTAGTTACGAATCTGAATTAACACCTTTTTTATACATGACATATAAAGATCATAATTTTGTTCTATCGACTAAATCTGGAAAACTTGGTTCGGGTGTCGTTCAAGTTCAAGGTGAAAGTGATCCAGATGACCTCGAAAACGCGTATAGAGTAGGTGTTGATATGGTAAAACTACTTCATGTTTTAGGGTACACAATGGGTTTAGTAAACCGTAATGTAAATGCCCCAAAACTTCCTATGATGAAAAGTGTAAAAGCGTCTACGTGCCCTAAACCACGTCGTCCACCATGTAAAAATGGTTTTGAAGTTCGTAAAAACCCACAGGGATCAGATTGCTGTTTTAAAATCCCAAAGAAACGAAGTGTTTCTAAGAAAAAAAGTACACCTAAAAACGTTTCTATTTCTTATGATAAAGATGGTACTATGAAAATAGGTGGACGTAAGTGCAATAGACTTACAAAACCTGTTTTACTGGACGTTGCTAAAAAGTTGGGGGTTGTCGGGATACGTGAAAAAAATACTAAAAATGTTATATGTTCGGCACTCGATGCGATTGAGAAAGGTGCATCCAACTTAAAAATAGATGGAAAAATGTGTCGAACAATGAAAAAGGATCAACTTGTTGCGATGGCATTATCTAAGGGTATCACGATTGAAGATAAGGATACTGTAAAAACACTTTGCCAAAAACTTCAAAATAAACCGAATACACCTAATACACCTAATTCACTTGCAAACGAGATGGAAAGGGCTCTTTTGAAAAGAAATAGAAATATTGTAAACAAAAAAAGACGTATTAACGATTCGAGTATTAAAAACGATCTCGTTGAAATGTATGGTAAAAAGTGGATGACAAAATATGGTAAAGTTATGGATTTAAATAAAAATGTACGCGATGTAAAGAGAGAATTAAATAAAGCCGAAAAGAATAATTCTCTTAACGTCACGTCACGTAACGGTGTTATAAGAAAGATGGTCGCGAACGACATCAAAAAAGCTATGGTCAAAGACATGAAACTTAATCAAGAAAATACACTTAAGAAAAAACTTCTCCGAAATGAAGCACAAAAGTTATACGGTAAGTTTGGTAAAAATATGGTAAATAACGTTATAAAATATGCGGCGAATTTACCAAAAACATACCCTCTTAATAGTAAGAAAATAAAGAATTACGTTACAATAAAACGTCAACTTCAACAAAATACACCGTCAGCGTTAAAGAATAAACGCAAAACTAAATAAAAAGATGGACGATCCGAGAGAACTATTATTAAACCGTGTCCGACAAAATACAAATGACTTTATTATAGATTATAAAGATCGTTGGAATAAATATATTTTGTCGAGCATTATAGATAGTATATTTTATACTTTAGCAGATTATATAAGCATTGAAAGAAAAGGTGGGACTACTATGGGTAAATTAGAAATTGAATACCATTGTACGGATGATTTTATAAACACTGAAAATGCCGAAGCCTATTTAGAAAAATATCGTGACCCAGATGATCAAAATCTTATGATATTCATATTCGATAATATATATAAGATGGAACCGGGAACCCATCGACGTACACTTTTGTACCTTACGAACATACTATACTTCGATTTATAAGTTTATGTGGTTCGGCAATTTGTTTAAGGTGTTTCGCGTGATAGGAAAAATCATAGTCAATAAAAGTATCTGATATTCGTTTAGAAAGAGCGAACGCCTCAATTATTCTCGAGGTTTGTGTACACACGGATAAACGTTCGATATTAAGAAATCTATCTTCCATCATGATAAATTCTTTAAGTGATTCATCGGGTATACCATCCTTACGCATTTGTTCATACATATTTTTTGATTCCCCGTTTGACATGTAAAAGTATTTTGTAGAAAATCCAAGAACATTGACACGCTCACCTGTTGAATCAACATCACGCATTAAAAATAATATAATTATGAGTACAAGTATCCAGATTAACATCATAGTATATTAAATAAATCTTTTATTTTATGAATAATATTAAATAATGTATCCTTATCTTCTACATTTTGAGGTTTCATAATTTCAAATTCAATTTGGTACGTGAACGGATCTTCTGAATCCATATCTTGTGTATTACCGGAAATTGATGTCACATCAATGGATACATTCTTGCGAATATATGATGTGCGTGTCTTTGTTTTTTTACCATCCATTTCACTATCGTAGTCGTGTTCCATTGGTATTTCTTTACTCACGGAAAATCGTATATCGAAAGGTGTTCCTTCAATTTGTTTAAAATCCTCAACGTGTACCCTCTCTTTTTTTATAATAGTTTCTTCATTTGTAGTTTCATCTATTGTTATACGAAGATTATCCTTTTCACGAAAAAATACTTCTGTTTCCGATTGGACAATACGATCCCAACCATTATATTTACTAAGACCTTTAAGGATAGAAATATACATCTTTTCTCCTATATTCGTATCAAAGAATGTACCATTGTATTTACCGAGACGAAATTCCATTTCGACGTATTCTTCATTCTTAAATTTATCAAGAATGGGTTGAATTGTATCACAAATTTTATGAACGTTCATGTTTTCTTACATTTATGTATCGCGTCTTCTTCTTAAGCCTTTTTTATACACCTTTTTTAGATGCACGGTTTCACAAACATTGGAAATACGTGTTATTTTAATTCGGCTATACAGTGTTTTCTACATATACACGACATATCATCTCATATAGTACGAAATAAATACAAAGGTGATTGTTTATTTACAAAAATATACGAACACGTTGTATACATTTATTTTTCAACACATGAAGTCAAGGTTTTTACACTCGAACCACTTTTACATGAATTTGTTAAAATATTCCCGAGATTTAAAATTGGAGAACCTCATGATGCTCAGGACGCTTTACTGTGTATTATAGACATACTCGAAAAAGAGTATCCTATAATTAAAGAGCTCCTTTACGGCGAAACAACGCAAGTAACAATATCACCCGTAAGTAAAAATGTTATAAAAACACCGTTTTGTATCCATATTTTAAATATGAAAAACGAAACAAAAAATATAAATGAAATGATAGAGGAAGGATACAACTGGAATATAATTGAAGGATATGTCGACAACGATAATGTGAGACACCACGTCGCAACAACACGTTGTTTTATATCTAAAAAACCAAAAATTCTACTTGTATCGTTCGATAAAAAAAGTAATGTAAAAGTTGACACATCTTTAAAAATGGGATACGATTTACGTGGTTCTATAATTCATAAAGGTATTCAATGGGGTGGTCATTACATGTCTATGGCTAAATTTGGTGAAGATTGGATTATACAAGATGATGATAGTTTAGGTAAACTGAGTGAATTACCTAAAGAAGATAGTCATTACATTTTGGTCTACAGTCTAAAAACTCCTTCATCTGAATGTCCTCCTTGATATTCACGAGCGTTCTATAAAATGTTCGGCGACTATTCGGAAACGTTTTATCGGTACGTTTTTTGATGGGTTTCCACCAAAGAGGGCCCTTTTCCCACGTCACGTACATGCACTCAACGATATCATTTTCTCTCAACCATTTATATTCCGACATACGGTCGATTGGTATTTGAGACTCGTGTATAAGTTTACCCTTATCTTGTATATACAAACGCCATACAAGTGGTCCAGGTGCACATCCCGGTGTTTCGACCGTTGGTGCTTTCTTCACTTTGAAATCAATTGTGTTTTTATTTCTTGGTTTCCATTTGAACATAGTTTCGTGTGTACCCGTACGTACAGGTTCGTTTATAGGTGTAAAAACAAGTCCATCCATTTCCTGTTTGACGGTCGGAAGATATACATCCATAAACTTGTTAAACTCGGTATGAAGATGAAATGTTTTAACCTTTAAAAATATTGGATCCGTTTTTAAAACCATCATCTTTTTAATTGTTTTTTCACAATGTTCGAGACGTTCTAAAAAATTTTGTTGACCAATAACTTCGCCACACGTCATTAAACAATCATATATCATAAATATATTCTCGTATAATTCACCTTCAAGTATAGTACCTTCATATATTGGTCGTCTAAAATTGAGTGGACATACAAACATTTCAAGAGCGCGATTTAAGAATATACATACTTTTCGATTTTCATACATAAATGCCAACATCATGTATCTCGTACCATCCGTTTTTTCGCATACAACATACTCGTTATTTGAGAGTATACGAAAGTGTTCCCTTTCTATTGAAATTGGTTGACACCCCGGAAATATACCTTTTTTGGTACCCCATTTAGATTCCATAAAGGAAATCGCATATTTGTAAAGTGGATCATCCAACTTTACAGACACACGTGTCATTCTGTTCTATATAATTACTCTATTCTTTAATTTGTTTTAACACCGGCGGCGTTTAGAAGATTACTTACACATTCATGACTATAGGTCATAATCAACTTAGCTGCTGTATATGCATGAATTTTAATACCAGCATCTTTAAATTTTGTAAACATAACTTTCATCCTTGGATGTATCTTAAATGCACCATTTTTCTTATCCTTGAGATTTTTAATAACATTTTTATTCATCATAACCCACGCCTTTGCAGATGTTTCAATTACATTATATACATCATCTGTAATTTTATTTGCAACTACTGTATCAAAATGTAATCCCAATTGTTCTACCGGTTCTTTTGAACCCGATTTAACACCTTTTTTAAACATATCCCAATCAATACCCTCGGTAACACCCGGAAAAACAAAACAACCAATACCGTCGTGTTTATCAAAAACTCTATCAAGTGAATTATCATCGACACTGATGCCAAAATCAATAAAAAATATTCGTTCGTGTGTTTTTAAATACGTATAAATCATTTCAGCTTTGTCAAATGGTTCATCATCTACAAAAACAACTTCATTTTCCGTATTACCCCTTTGCATACACTTTAAATTAAATCGAAGAATAGTATGTAATGT